TAGCGTTTCTCCTAGTATCAGTCCGTCTGTTTCTCCTAGTGTCTCGCCGTCCTTGAGTCCTTCTGCTAGTATTTCTCCATCGGTTTCACCCTCGGTGTCGGCTTCTGTTAGCCCCAGTGTGAGCCCGTCGGTTTCGCCGAGCGCTAGCGTTTCCCCCAGTATTAGTCCCTCGGTTTCTCCTTCAATCTCACCATCTTTGAGTCCCAGTGCCTCAGTTTCCCCTAGTGTCAGTCCGAGTGTCAGCCCATCGGTATCACCCTCGGCATCAGTTAGCCCTTCAATCAGTCCCAGCGTATCGCCTAGCGCCTCGCCTTCGGTTTCCCCCTCTGCGTCGGTTTCGCCTAGTGTTAGTCCCTCGGTCTCGCCGAGCGTGTCACCTTCGGTTAGCCCGTCAGTCTCTCCCTCGGCCAGTGTTAGTCCCAGCGTATCCCCCTCGGCGTCGCCATCCGTTTCCCCTAGCATAAGCCCATCGGCTTCACCTTCGGTCAGCCCGTCCTTATCGCCGAGTGCCAGCGTTTCGCCTAGTATCAGCCCATCGGTTAGTCCCAGCGTTTCTCCCTCTATCAGCCCCTCGGTTTCTCCCTCGGCCTCGGTAAGTCCGAGTGAGTCACCCAGTATCAGTCCTTCCGTATCCCCATCGGTTTCCCCTTCGGCATCGGTCAGCCCGAGTGCTTCTCCTAGTGTTAGCCCCTCCATATCACCTAGTATAAGTCCAAGCATTTCGCCGAGCGCGAGTGTCTCACCCTCGGCTTCGCCATCAGTAAGCCCTTCTGCGTCCCCTTCGGTCTCACCTTCTGTAAGCCCTAGTGCTTCAGTCAGTCCCTCGGTTTCACCGAGTGTGAGTCCCAGTGAAAGCCCATCGGCGTCGCCGTCTGTCAGCCCCTCTGCTTCCCCGAGTCTCTCGCCCTCGGCTTCGGTTAGCCCTAGTGTTAGCCCATCTGTTTCCCCGAGTGAGTCGCCATCGGTCAGTCCGTCGGTGAGCCCATCAGCATCCATTTCCCCGTCGGTCTCGCCCAGTATCAGCCCTTCGGTTTCCCCGTCAGAATCCCCATCGGTGTCGCCTTCAATCTCGCCTAGTGTCTCACCCTCGGCCTCGGTGTCGCCCTCAATCTCGCCCAGCGTCAGCCCATCGGTCTCGCCCTCGGTGAGTCCGTCTATATCACCCAGTCCGTCGGTTAGCCCTAGCGTCTCGCCAAGCATCTCACCATCAGCCAGCGCCTCTCCCAGCGTCTCGCCTAGTGTCTCACCCAGTACCAGCCCCTCGCCTAGCCCAGGATACGAACACTATACAAGGGGCGATTATGCAACCCTGCCAGGGGACGATGCCGATTTGGAGACTAACTATTCAGCCCAGGATTATCTTGATGTAGATACTAAGAATGATGTGAGGGTATCCCAGAGTGCAACGGATGAGTTTGCTATCCACCAGTTCAAGGATTTCGTTGGCAACACCAACTCAGCCGATCTGGAGTGGGAGGGGCAGACAAACTGCGCCCCCTCATTCTCTACTGTCTATTTGCAGATTTACAATCACAACACTGATACCTGGGATGCGGTTGATAGTGATAACAGCTCAAGTGCTGATACTGACTTTACTTTAAGTGGAAATATAGCGGATTTAACTAATTATAAGGATGCGAGTAATGTGATCTCGTGTCGTGTTTATCAGGAGGGGGTATAGTATGAAAAAACACCTGCTTCGTTCCAGAATAGCTAGATGGTATTTTTCTAAGTACTTCGGTATCCCTGAAGACAAGGAAATTTTCAAAGTTAAGAGGGGCGGGATTTATTATTGGGTTGATAAAAACAGGGCTAAAGTTAGGGTTCAATTTGCTGGTATTGCCACTCCTGATATTCATGCTAAGAGGGGTATTCTTACAGCTCTATTTTTAGCTATTTCCCTAAAAAGTAAAGTTCCTCTTTTACCATTTCTGGCCACGACAGAAACTTTTACTTCATCTGACACTTGGACTTGCCCTGCTGGGGTAGCTTCGGTTGACGCTGAATGCTGGGCTGGTGGAGCAGGTGGCGATAATGGGAGCAGTACTAGAGGTCAGGACGGTGGAGGTGGTGGGGCTTATTCTAAAAAAACAGGGATTTCAGTTACACCCTCATCGGATTATACAGTAACGGTAGGGACTGGGGGAGCTTCTAACTGGGGAGCTGGAGGAGATAGTTGGTTTGTAGATGATTCTACTGTATTGGCAAAGGGTGGATCTACTGGGAGTGGTGGTGCCGCCGATGGTGGAATTGGCGATACGAAGTATAGTGGAGGGGATGGCTATAATCCAGGGATAAGTACTACTGGTGGTGGAGGTGGTGGAGGAGCTGGTGATAGTCAAGACGGGGGGACTGCGACTAGTCAAACAGGGGGATCTGGTGGCTCAGCTGATGGTGGGAATGGAGGAAATGGTGGGGCGGCGGGTAGCAATGGTTCTCCTGGGAGTATTTGCGGTGGTGGTGGCGGTGGTGGTGGGCATCTAAGTAGTAGTGGTGGGGCTGGTGCTAGAGGAAAAGTTGTTTTGACCTATACAGTGACTTCTGCTAGTGCCAGTGTGAGTCCCAGCGTCTCGCCTTCTGTTTCCCTATCCGTTAGCCCTTCGGTCAGCCCAAGCATCTCACCATCGGCCAGCGTAAGCCCGTCCGTTAGTCCTAGTGAGTCCCCTTCAGTTTCGCCTAGTGAGAGTCCGAGTTTGTCGCCTTCTGCTTCGATTTCCTTATCTATCAGCCCTAGTATATCCCCGTCGGTTTCACCTAGTGAATCGCCAAGCATTAGTCCGTCGGCTTCGGTATCGCCTTCAGAAAGTCTTAGTGTCTCACCGTCAGTTTCTCCTAGCGAATCTCCAAGTTTGAGTCCGAGTGCGAGCGAATCGCCGAGCGAATCACTTTCAATTTCCCCGTCTGTGAGTCCCAGTGTCAGCCCATCGGTTTCTCCCAGTGAGTCGCCAAGTCTAAGCCCTAGTGTTAGTATCTCGCCTAGCGTTTCTCCTTCGATTAGCCCTTCTGAATCCCTATCGGTATCGCCCAGTTTGAGCCCTAGTGCCTCGGTAAGCCCCAGCGTTTCACCCAGTGTGTCCCCTCCAGCAACGCTTGTACTGCAAACCGATTTCTGGGGAGTAACCTTAGCAGAAAGCCCCTCTGCGTCTATTTCGCCTTCGGTCTCAGTTTCACCGTCAGTTAGCCCGTCGGTTTCCCCATCATTGAGTCCAAGTGCTTCGGCTTCCCCATCCGTCAGCCCATCGGTGAGTCCGAGCATCTCACCGAGCGCCTCAGTTTCGGCATCAGTTAGCCCGAGCGCTTCACCTTCGGCTTCTCCTAGTGCCTCGCCCAGCGTTTCGCCCAGCGTCAGCCCTTCGGAGTCGCCCAGCATTAGCCCTTCTGTTTCCCCAAGCCTCAGCCCGTCCGCTTCGGTGTCCCCAAGTGCGTCGCCATCGGTGTCACCGTCAGTTAGTCCGTCCGTATCCCCCAGCGTCTCGCCTTCGGCCTCGGTCAGCCTGAGTATCAGTCCATCAATTTCACCTTCAATAAGCCCTTCGGTCTCGCCGTCCATCTCGCCCTCGGCGTCTGTCAGCCCTTCGGTCAGCCCATCAGTTTCGCTGAGCGTGTCACCAAGCGTCAGCCCGTCGGCCAGTGTGTCGCCATCGGCCAGTCCCTCGGTTTCACCCTCGGTTAGTCCCAGCGTTTCCCCGAGTGCTAGCCCATCGGCTTCGTCCAGTGTCAGTCCAAGTATGTCGCCCAGCGTTTCACCTTCCATTAGCCCCTCAGCTAGTATCAGCCCAAGCGTTAGCCCCTCAGTATCCCCGTCCCTCAGCCCCTCGGCTTCGGTATCGCCGAGCATTAGCCCCAGCGTGTCCCCATCCGTTTCTCCCTCGCTCAGCCCCAGTGCCTCAGCCAGCCCCTCGGCAAGCCTCTCGCCTTCGGCTAGTGTCTCGCCGAGTGAATCGCCAACGGTTGGTCTAAGAGAAATTAGCAGTCGTGGTCTCTACTATAGGAAAAGGAGACCGCCACTATCACGCCACCTGAAGGGATTACCGCTATGGGATGATGAGGATTCTAGCGGGTCTTTATATGATAAAAGGTTAGAGAAATATGGGATATAGTAAACTATGTTAAGATTAATTATGGAGGCTTTGCATGGCGGACACTGGGTTCAAGACAGCGGGGACAATTGAATCAGTTGGCGGTTGGGATAACTGCACGGTAGCTAGACTAGAGAGTGATGATGCCAGTCGGACAACGACTGATAATACTAGCTGGACTGCGTGTGAGCTATCAGACTTCAATTTTGGCATTCCTGGTACTGCCCAGATTGACGGTATCGAGGTTGTCTATCAGCTCAGGTCGAGGAGTTTCTTTACTCAAGCCCACGGACGCATTTCTTTATCCTGGGATGACGGTGGAAGTTATACAAGTACCAGCACTGATAGGAGTACCCGTTCGCAATCCGATCAGCAATATAGCGAGGGCGGTTCTTCTGATGACTGGGGTCATTCGTGGAGTGCCAGCGAGTTAGCGGACGGAACATTCAGGCTTAAGCTAGAGGGTTATACAACTATCTCATTCTGGGGATCATCAGAGGTAGATATAGTTAAGGTCAAGGTTTACTATACTGATCTGGGGAGTGCCTCAGTTTCGCCTTCGGCTAGCCTTTCACCTTCGGCCTCGGTTTCTCCGAGTGCTTCACCGTCGGTGAGCCCATCGGCTTCCGTTTCACCTAGCGTCAGCCCTTCGATTAGCCCTTCTGTTTCGACTTCTGTGAGTGCCTCACCGAGCGTTTCTCCTTCGGTTTCCCCCTCTATCAGCCCTAGCGCCTCGGTCTCGCCAAGCGTGTCACCCTCGGCATCCGTCAGCCCCTCGGTAAGCCCGTCTATAAGCCCATCGGGATCTGTTTCCCCGAGCGTCTCATTCTCTGTCTCTCCTAGCGAGTCACCAAGCCTTAGCCCTAGTGCATCCCCCTCACCGAGTGCCAGTCTCAGTGCTTCGGTATCCGCGAGCGCTTCGGCCTCAGTCAGCCCAAGTCTTTCGCCAAGTTTAAGCTCAAGCCCATCGGCTAGTGCTTCACCCAGCGCTTCCCCGAGCCTGAGTCCCTCGGCTTCGGCCTCGGCCTCGGCTTCCCCGTCCCTAAGCCCATCAGCCAGTGCTAGCCCGTCTGCCTCCCCCAGCCCCTCGCCTTCCCCAGCGATCTACCCAGACCGCTATGTTTTAGATGGCAATAACCTGCCAAGGCCAAAGTTCTTTAGCAGGGAGTTTATCAATGACGCCATTGACGTAAGGGCGATCAGCGGCAGGGAGGGTAGGGACACTTCTAACAGGAAGGAGAGGTTTATCCTGGGCTGGGATGTCCTAGTAAGCTCTGAGATTAGCACAATCATGGGGATCGTGGATGGCGACATGCCCGTAACCTTTTCGGTAGATGAGGAGAACTTGAAAATAGCGGAGACGAATGTCATAGTCAACCTGGCGTCAATCGAGTACACCACGCCTGGCGAGAACTATATTGGCGAGCTTGTTATCGAGCTGGTCGAGGAGCAGTAACTTGACAATGGTGTTATCTATGGTTCATAATTTGTATAAGCATGGCGGTTAAGACTCTCCACACGAAAGCTGAAGTTGTTCGTAAGGGGATTGATGCTGATAAAGGCGTCATCCCTGCGGTTGTTGGTTCTACTAATGTTCTTGACAGGATGGGCGATAAGATCGACCAGTCTGGCTGGGATCTCAAGTACTACAAGAAGACGAACCCGACTGTCCTTTGGGGACATAACATAAAGACTGAAAGACCGCCCATTGGCAAGGCTCTCAAGGTTTGGATAGAGAACAGGGGCAAGAAGGATGCCAGGCTGATGTTTAAGATTCAGTTTGACCTCCAGGATAACTTCGCCTCCGAGATTTTCAGGAAAGTAAAGGAAGGATTTATCAATACCGTTTCCGTTGGCTTCAACCCCGTTGAATGGGAGGAGATTGAAACGAAAAAGGAGAGCTCGTTTGGCGGCAAAAAATATACCAAGCAGGAGTTGCTTGAGCTTTCATTTGTCCCCGTACCAGCCAACCCAGAGGCAAGCGTCATCCTTCGGACTATGAGCAAGGAAGACGAAAGGTTCAAGCCAGTTAAACTAGAGGACTTGTATAAGACAAAGAAGGCCAGCAAGGCCAGTTCTAAGAAAAAAACGATTAAAAAGAAGAAGGCTAGTATAAAGGGCAAGAAAAAGAAAAAAAAGGATTCTGACGTTAAGACAGGCACGGTTAAAAATAAGACTAAGGTTAAAAAGAAGGGTAAGGCGTTGGAAGACGAGTCGGTTGTCAAGCCCTACCCGAATACTCATTCTTGTCGCATAAAATCACCTGGTTTATTTAAAAAAGGCTCGTTTAGGAGCATGAGCAGGACGCACAAGGGCAAGAAGTACCAGGTAATCATGGGCAGGCTCAAGGGGAAAACGACCATGACCGACCAGTCTTACCGCTACAAGAAGTCCGTCTGGGACAAGGCATCGGCCAGCTCTCACTGCAAGTCCCACAAGGGAACATTTGAAGCGGCCAGCGAAACCTCAGTCAAGCAAAAGGAAGCTAAGGAAAAGAGACCCAAGGATTTTGAGATTAAGAAAATCAAACTTGATGATCCCAAGGAGGCTAAAGGGGTTATTCCCTATAAGAACTTGGGCAAGTCACCAGAGAGTGAGGGGTGGGACGGCCCAGGTGAGATTGCTAAGGCCGAGGTTTCTGATCTTAAGATGATTTGCACCTGGTATGACGGTAGCAAGCCTGATGTTAAGAGCTCCTATAAGTTGCCTCACCACAAGGCCAAGGGACACTCATGTGTCTGGCGAGGGGTGGCGGCGGCCATGGGGGCGCTCCTAGGAGCCAGGGGAGGGGTTAAGATCCCTTCAGGTGATAGGAAGGCCGTTTACTCACATTTGAAAAAACATTACAAGCAGTTTGACAAGGAAGCGCCTGATTTCAAGATGGTTGAAGATCAAGTACTTGCTAACCTGGACGAGGAAGTCCATGCCCTTACCCTAGAGAGGGAGGATAAGTATATGGTTAGGTTGATCAAAAAGGTATTAAAAAGGCAAAAGAAAAAACCAAAGACTGAGGGCATTACCAAGGAGCAGACCGAGAAGGCTCTTAGGATTATTGACATGGCACTATCAATTTACAAGGAAAGCTCAATAAAGGGAGGTGAGAAAGAGGAGCGCTAGTTTGATAGCTAGAGGAAAACTTTTATGAAAGATTTGGAAAAAGAATTGAAAGCGTTACTGAAAAAGCATGGACTAAAGGCGGATGATGTTAAAAAGTCCGAGTCCAAGAAAGCGAAGAAGGTGAAAAAAGCACCAAAGAAAGATGCTAAGGTTGAGGCTAAATTGGCTGGCAGGATTGCCAGTAAATTAGCTGATCTTATGGCAGAGAAAAAGGAGCTGGACAAGGAGGATAAAAAGAGCCTGGATGGTAGCATCCGCTCTAAGATCTTTACCGATTGGGGGGGGATCAGGGAAGTGGCTTACCCCGCTGACCTTACCGCCCTTGATAAGAATGAGAAGATCGTAAACTTCTTCAAGGCACTTGTCTACCACAGGAGCGACCCAGCATCATCTAAGGTTCTTCGTGCGCTGGTCGAGGGTACTACCACAGAGGGTGGGTACCTCGTGCCGGAGGAGCTTCGGACAGAGGTATTCAGGATTCTTCCTGATATAGCTGTTATGCGGAAGATCGCTAGGATACTTCCGATGTCGACTAACAGCCTTAAGCTCAACAGCTTGAGTGCTAGGCCGAGAGCCTATTGGACGGCAGAATATGCCTCAAAGTCGACGACCTCGGCTGAGTTCGACCAGGTTGAGCTTGCGCCTAATGACTTGGTATGTCTGTTGCCCGTTTCCGAGCAGTTGCTCGCTGATGCCAACATCAACCTCGTTCAGTTCATCGTTGAGCTGTTCGCGGAAGCGATCGCTGTAGCGGAGGACAAGGCGTTCTTCACGGGTTCTGGTACGGGACAACCTCGCGGTATTAACCAAGAGACCCTTAACACCAGGGCTTGTGCGGCGGCAACGATCTCATTCGACGATTTAATCGCCGTTTTAGATCAAGTACCCCAGAGGGTGACCCAGTCACCTAGGGCGGCCTTTGTAGGCCACAGGAACGTCAAAAGGACACTGCGTACCCTGAAGGACAGCAACAACAACTACCTTTGGCGTGATGCCAAGGGAGGCGTTGGAGGCGGTCAGCAGGTCAAGAGAATGCCTGATACCGTTTACGGCTACCCATTCTACGAGCAAAACGATATCAACCAGACCGAGCTGTACTTCGGCGACTGGCAGTTCTATATCATCGGCGACCGGCAGACCATGTCCGTCACAACCACCACCGAGGGCGGAGACGCCTGGAGGCGGAATGCGATGGAAATAAAAGCCGTTGAGAGGGTTGATGGGCGTTGTGTAATCACGAGTCCATTTGCTAAGGTTACAGGGATATAGTCCTAAGGGAAGCACCGTATAAAGCTTTCTTACTCATTACGGGGATAGCGACCAAAACGCTACAGAGAGTCCCTCATTAGAGGGGCTTTTTGTTTGGACTTAATTACGATAAAAACTTGACAAATTATCCCCATAAGGAATAAAATAAAACTGAAAGAAGGGACACCTCCTTTCTGGCTGTACGCCCGGTCATTCCAAGGTTTTCGGGCAGTTTACCTACTACCGGGCAGGTGGGAACGGAGGCCTGGGACTGAGGAAGCGGGGCAGAGTTGCCAAAAGGCAACGAGAAGGCTTACCCTTTCTCCAGACCTCCTTCCTGTTCAAACATGATCAAAGACAAAATGCTGAAAATTATAGACGAGATCAAGAAGCGCAAGAAGAAGATCAAGAAGAAGGTGCGCAAGGACTTCTATGCTCACCGCCAGATGCGGACTGGGCGAAAGTAGACAAAGTGGACTTCGTGGTTTAGAATGTAACTGACATGGCGGTTCGATCTACATCCCTCACTGTGGCATCAAGATTATCCTCATACCTGGATATTAGCACTCCTACTGGTTCGGAACTTACATTGATGGAATCGATAATCGATTCCGTAAGTGTTTTCATTGAAGACTATCTTGGCTACCGAGTCAAGCAAGCAACCTACACCAACGAGGAATTAGACGTGGAGGCGGGGCAGATGATTGTCTTGGGTCAGTTTCCCATTGACGAGGATTCGAGCTTTACTTTACAAAGGAGGCTCTCGGCCTTGAACGAGGACGACTGGGAAACGGTTGATTCCGAGTACTACCACGTTGACTATGACACTGGGGTGATCTACGCCGCTAGCGGTTACGAGTTTGGCAGGAGCAGGAGGGGCTACAGGGCAACCTACACGGCAGGTTACGACTTCGACAACTCAACGACTTATCTTTCAGACACTAACGGCGGGGGTATAGAGCTGGCCACCTGGATGCTGGCTAGTATCATCTGGAACAGGCGGAGGGGTGGAGGCTCTGGTATTATCGAGGAGAGGATCGGTGACTACAGGGTCAAGTACGCCAAGGCCGTGATGGAGAATGACGACATTAAGGCATTATTGGACAAGTACGTCAGGGAGGACTTCGCGGGGGTGCTGACCCCGTTGCAGTTATCATGATATGGCAATCAGGCGCTTTTACGATCAGGACGTTATCATCAGGAGATTAAAAAGCACGAGCGGGCGGAAGAAGGCATACAGCTCAACCGCAACCGTCGAGGGTCATATCCAGGCGCTAGCCAAGGAGGCTAGGCAGACCCTTGGGATTATTGAGGAGAAGGCCTGGGTGGCCTGGTTTCCCGTTGACGCCGACGTGAACGAGCAGGACGTTTTAGTAGACGAGGACGGGGTTGAGTATAACGTCAGGGAGGTCGTTAAGAAAGATTACGGTATAAACCAGCATCTTGAGGTAGTGCTTTATGAGCAGAGTAATTAAAAATGCCTGATATTAACGTAACGGTCAAGCCATCATTTGAGGAAATTGGAAAAGCGATGTCTTCAGTTGACATCAAGTCTTTTCTTAGAGGAGAAATAAATAAAATTGCTCTTTTAGTTGAAAGATATGGTAAGCAATTGGCTCCAGTGGGGACCCCTGAAAGCACTGGAATAAAGGGTTATAAGGGGGGACGCTTAAGGGCTAGTATTCACACTAAACCAGCAATGTTGTCTTCTCTTGAAGCAGTAGTAAAAACTGGTGTTCATTACGCTATTTATGTTCATGAGGGTACTCGATATATGAGGGCCAGGCCGTTTCTTAGAAAAGGAACAGAATTTGCTAGGAGAAGGTATACTGGTCAGGATATTGCATCAAGGCTTGATCAGGAATTTATTAAAAAATTTAAGACCCTTTAGAAAGGAAAAAAATGTCTTGGCAAACGCTAAGGCCCCAGTTGGGCACACTGCTAGGGACTCTGGATACGATCCATGAGGTCTCTAACGCGCCGAAGGTTAAGTTTGCTGGTTATCCAGCGGCCCATATCATCCCCTCGGACAATTCAGCAGACTATGAGACGACTACTGAGAACATCCGCACCTACGCTTTCAATGTTAGGATATTTTATGATACCAAGGATACGAGCATGGAGAACGCCTTTTTGGCACTGGAGGAGGTGGTTGACAGCGTTCTCGACCTGTTTGACCAGGAGGACTTGAAAAACGGCGATGATAGGACGGTAGGGGTTTCCCTTCCCTCAGGGTATACCTTTCTGAATATCTGGGCGACCCCATCCCTCTGGGGTGAGTTGCCTGGCGAGCAGTTGCTGGTGGCCGAGGTTTCAGTCAAGGTTAGAATAAGCATAGACATAACCTAACTTGACAAGGGTGTTAGTTATGGTTCATAATTTAGGAAAGTAAGCATGGCGAAATTCATTGGAAGATTAGTTAAGCTCGGGATTGCCCGAGAGTCGACAAGGGGTGCTGGGGCTTCCCCAACATTTCATGTTCCTCGTGTCGAGTTATCTTTTGATGACAAGGTAGTTAAGGCGCGCTCCGTGGGAAGCTTAGGCAAGCTAGCGGACTCGGAGGAGGCTTTCGTTACCACCAAGTACGGCCAGGGGGATGTCTCAGGGGAGGTCAGGTCTAAAAGTTTTGGACTTTTTCTTTATTCAATGCTTGGGAGCTATACAGCCCCAGCGGCGGCTCTCGACTCCGCTTACGTTCACCCATTCACTATTAGCCAGAGCAACCAGCACCAGTCGCTCTGCTTCGTGGTCGAGGACTCGAACACAACCGAGAGTTATAAACTAGTGATGCTTGACAGCCTGGAGATTGTCGCTGAGTTGGATGAGGTGGTCAAATACACGGCTTCGTTCATGAGCAAGGCGGGCGGCGATTCTTCCGACAGCGTACCGAGTGCGACCGATGAGTACAAGTTCACCAAGAAACATCTTAGGTTTAAGATCGCTGATGACATTGACAGCCTGGATGCGGCTTCTGCTATTTCGCTTAAGTCATTGACATTAACTATTAATAAAAACGTTATCCTGGATGATGCCCTGGGGACGGCCGAGCCAGAGGATATTCTCAACAGGCAGTTATCGGTCGAGGGCTCGCTTACACTAAACTACGAGTCGGAGAGCTACAAAGACTACATGAAGGATGGCGACCACAAAGCCGTCGAGATCGCCTTCATTAACAGTGACGCAACGGTTGGTGGGGGAAGTACCAGGCCATCGCTAAAGATCCAGCTTCCAAGGGTTGACTTTTATGACTGGGAACCCGACTATTCTTTGGACGAACCAGTTAAGCAAGCATTTTCATTCAAGGCATCCCGTGACCTGGCGAATGATCAGGATATAGTTCATCTTTGCCAGCTAGTTAACGGGATCAATGATTACACGGCCTCACCGCCGACAGGGATCTCGGCCTCACCAAGTGCCAGCCCAAGTGCCAGCCCATCAGTAAGCCCAAGTGCTAGCGTCAGCCCGAGTGCCAGTACCAGCCCAAGTGTTAGCCCATCAGCCTCACCGAGTGCCAGTGTTAGCCCGAGCGCCTCACCGAGTGCGGCCTAAGTTACTTGACAATTGCTAATGTTTTATTTAGAATTAAGTAAGTATTGAAATTAAACATGAGACCTATAATCAAGTTTGTAGCGATTAATATTGTACTTCCGTTAGTTTTCATTTTCATGTTGGGCATCTTCTTTCCCTTTTTATGGTTTCTTTTACCGTTCATACCCTTAGGAGCTATTGCATTACCAGTGTTCAAGTGGGCAAACCAGAGGGATAAGGAGCGAATGGGGAAGGCATGAAAAGATTCAAGGTTACTGACCGTTTCTCGTTGGACTTCCTAGGGAAGGATTGGAAGAGGTGCTACATAGACTTTGAAAAGGCCTCTATTGGCGATATTAAGCATTACTTTCCCAAGTTCCAAGCCATCGACGCTACGAAGCAGGAGGCTGTGATTAGGGGTATAGACGAGGTAATCAAGTTCCTGAAGGAGAAGTTCGTAAGTGGCAAGGGGTTCATAAAGGATAAGGGGCTGGTTGACCTGGAGGCGGGCGATATAGAATCGTTGCCCGCTGAAGTACTATCGAGGGCTTTAAGTTTTTTATCAAAGGGCGTGGGGAGCGCCTTAGAAACCAAATCAGAGACGCCCTAACTTCGAAAAGGAAAATCACCAACCCTTCAAAAGAGCTTGCCGAGGCAATAGAGGCTCTGAATGAATTTACCTACAGGGAAAAGTTCGGCCTGTCATATAGAGAATTCCTGGAAGAGCCATTCGAGACTTACTCCACTAACATTACTATCATGTCAATTCGCAGTGATATAGAGAGCGCTGAGCTTAGGAGATTGAAAAGGCAGGCGAAAGGATGATAGGATAGAAGGTGATAAAACAATGAAAAAAATAGTTGGATTGATATTGGTTATAACTCTTATATTATTCGCTGTATTTTTTCTATTTTTAAATAAAAAAGAGATTATTAAACAAAAGGATACGGAATTCTTAGGGCAAACGGTTACAGCGCCAATTCAGGTTATCAATTATGTCTGGATAGGAGAAGAAGAATCACAGTCAATTTTATTAGCTGAGGCTAAGAGGATTAGGGGATCAGATTGTAAGCGCGATTGTAATATCTTTATTTGGAATTCGAAAGGTGATTTTGATAATAGGGCAGAAACTAATGAAGACTTTAATCATCGGCAAGATTTCCCTGTCCCGTTAGCTTTTTATGGTTACTTGGGTACATTTGAATATAAGGGAATAGAAGTAGTAAGTAAGGAGTTACATTAGATGAAATTTACATGTAAACAGTGTGGTAAGGTTTTCACAGCGAAGCCAAGTGAAAAAAGAAAGTTTTGTTCTCGTAGGTGTTATTGGTCATGGGAAAAGGGAAGAAAAAGCATAAATCTTAAATACCTATTGAAACATAATAGGAAGCATGGGCCGTGGAATAAGAAAGAAAAAGTCAAACTTATATGTCAACAGTGTGGTAAGTCTTTTTTTGTTCATGAATGTAGAAAAGATACTGCCAAGTATTGTTCAAAGAAATGTTTTTTTGTTTCTAAGAAAGGAAAGCAGGTTTGGTCTAAGCCAAAAGTGAAGTGTAAGTGTTTGCGATGTGGTAAATTTTTTTATGTTCGTCCTTCGAGAGTTAGATGGGGTAAGGATAGATATTGTTCTCGGAAATGCTATGGATTGGTGACAAGAGATAGAATGTTAGGAGAGAATAATCCTCTATGGCAAGGTGGAATATCCTTTGAACCATATGGCCTTAAGTGGAATGAAAAACTTAGGGAGAAAATTAGGGAAAGGGATAACTATAGGTGTCAAGAGTGTTTTAGGCATCAAGATGAGCTTTATACAAGTAATGGGAAGAAATATAAATTAAATGTTCATCATATAGATTATAATAAAAAGAATAACAGGGAAGATAATCTAATTAGTTTATGTCAGGCATGTCATCGTCAGACAAATTTTAATAGAAATGATTGGACTAAATACTATCAAATAAAAATGAAGGGAGGATAGGAAAATCGCAGCCACTAGCCAGGTCAGAGTAGTTATAAATGCCAAGGACAATGCATCGAGAGCATTAAAGTCACTTTCTAGGGAATTTGGCGATTTGGGCAGAAGTGCCGAAAATCTTGGTAGTGATTTAAAGAACATAGGCAAGATTGCTTTAGCGGGTGCGGCTGGCTTTGTAGCCTTTGCTACTAAGGCTGCCTTCAGTGCCGCAAGGATAGAGGAGCTTACCTTTGCACTACACGCTATTGCAAAGGCGAATAACATTTCCCAAAAAACAGTTGACGAAACTGTAAAATCTTTGAGAGGCATGAATATCGCTCATAGGAAGGCCATAGAAACAACAGCAATGTTTGTGCAAGGGCAATTAGATTTAGCGGATTCTTTAAAGTTAGCGAAAGTTGCTCAAGATTTAGCAGTTCTTGGGAAAATGGACTCTTCAGAAGCAACAGAGAAATTGACCGCAGCAATTTTATCTCAGAGGGCGGTTAACTTAAGAGAGTTTAAGATTATTACTACCTTAGATCAAATTTATGAAGAATATGCGGCAACTATAAATAAATCGGCAAGTGAATTGACCGATTTAGAGAAACGTAAAGCGTTTTTGATTAAGATTTTTAAAGAAGGTGAGAAAGTAGCTGGAACTTATGATGCCGCGATGCAATCTGTTAGCAAGAGGTTTAGATCTTTAACTGGTCGTATTATTCCTGATTTTATAGACAAGATTGGAGAGGCCTTTAAACCGACTTTGGCAGTAATAATTGATGCGATTACTAATAGTATCAAGGATATGAGTAAATGGGTCGATGAGAATGGTGATAAGATCGCTGAATGGGGTCAGAAATTAGGTGAAATAGCTACTAAGGGTATAGAATTTTTGGGCAAGTTATTTAGATTCCTAATCGACCATAAGGAGATAATTATTGGAGTTTTGGTCGCCCTTGGGCTTGCGGTTGGGTTCTTAGTGGCTACTTTTATTAGTGCCCATGCGGTTGCGATTGCCGTTTTCACTGGAATTGTTGCGGCAGTTGCCATTTTTGCAAATGTATGGGAAAACGTCTCTAAGGGCATCAAGTTCTGGGTTGAGGTATTGAAGCAGGCCTGGGAGGAAAACTTCTTGGGGATAAGGACAGCAGTCGAAGCGGTTGTCAATTTTTTCACTGGGACTGTACTCCCAGCCATTCAGGAGTGGTTTAAT